GTTTCAAACTTTCTTTACATATTCTTTGCTACTTCTTTGGCGTACCAATCAAGTCCCTTGTGCGCTAATGTATGGGAGGACTCGCAACCTTTGAGAAACTTGCTAACAAAAGACGGCGCAATCTTTTCTGCTTCGTCCACGGATACTTTTCCAAACGAATACTTAAATAAAGCCTTTGCAAATTTTTTCTCCATCGTATTTCTTTCCATGTCACTTTACCTCCTTTTCATAAATTGGCGTCAACGATTCGCAAATTGAATTGTTTCCAATATACAACTGCTTCATACTCGTTGACTTCATAAACATTTTGACGGCTTCTGAGAATAAATCTCCTACATATCATATATAAATAATGTAACTATATAATATTTATTATATTACATATCTATATGATTGTAAATGTTTAATAAAAAGGGGATGAAAAAATATTCACCCCCAATACGATATCATATTAATAATATCTACTAACTAATTAAGCAACAATGTTAGCTGAAATTAACAGATCCGCATTTAAGATCTTGCAGTCATACATCGTTGACCAGCCCTGACTCATTCCACCATCAGCAAATCCAAGAAGTTGAGTCGGAACAACAGGCATATACGGGGCATAAATACCAGCAGCAGCCTGCATAACACCTTGGTTAACACCAAATATCATCTTACCAGGATCGATATTCGGAGTTACGAATACTTTAAGACCAGCTAATGTACCAGCAAAGTATGGACCATTAATGTCTGAAACTGTAGCAGCTTGGAATCCAGGTACAAACTGAATTACAGGCATAACATCAGAAGCAACTAACATAAAGTTAGGAACAAACTTCTTAGTTCTGTCATATAATGCCATCTTGTACTCTTCTAACTTAGCAGCAAACGCAGCGTAGTGGTCTGCAAGGTTAACACCTACAGGAAGAGTTTTACTAAAGTCTTCGATACCAGCAACTGGGCTAGCAGCATCGATTAACATATTGCAAATCTCAGTATCAATCTCATAAGATAACTGACCAACAGCCTGTTCAGCAAGACCGTCAGCTAAATCAAAACCATAATCAGTCTTAGCTTGGAAAGCAGCCATCTGACTATAGAATACAGCGATTCTTCTAGCTCTAGCTTCAAGACCAATATTCTTTAATTCAGCTTTTAATGTTGGAAGAGTTTCCTGAGGAATAACTACATTATCATAGACATAAGCAATCTTCTTAACATCGCTAGCACTCTTACCTGTCTTGAAAGAAGTCTGTGTAACAACACCAGTATCAGCATTAACTGTAGCTGGATGTTCACCATCAGCATCATCAACTTGAACGCCATTAGCATCTAACAGACGAACAGCTTTAGCACCTTGCTTAAAAGCAACTGCAGTAGTTTCAGAAGTGAAACTTTCAACTGGCTCTACAACTGCCTGACCAGTGTAGTTAACATCTACATCACCTAACGACCATACACCATTAGTGAAATCGCCTTCTTTTGACTCACCCTTGGTTGTTCCTTTGACATATTCAATATAGGCTACATTACCATACATTGAGCTCATCGGTGAAACGTGAACTAAATCAAAAGCGATTAAGTTAGGAAGACCAACATTAGTTAACGCAATACAAAATCTCTTATAATCTCCCATTGCACTTCTCTGAGTACCCATTGAAGAATCAAAAGCCTCATTGAGGAACTTATTAACATTATCAAGACACTTAGCAACAGTGATCTTTCTCATGCTGTCCATCGGCTCGCCTTGATGTCTTTTCTTATATACAGCTTCTGCTAACTGTATCTTCTTTGAATATTTTTCTAATAATCTATTAGCCATTATATTTAACTTCCTTTATTTATATTATTAAATTGTCAATCATGTGTAATTTTATAAAAATGCCTCCGCTATCTTTAAGTCATATTCTGTGATTTCATCATCTGGGTTTGCCTCTACCAAACCGTTACTTACATTTTTTGCGGTAACTTTTAATCCTTCGTTTAAACCATATTGGCTAAACGGTAAATTACTCATATTGAACTTATACTCTTGTAAATCTTCACATATTGTATCTATATCATTGAAAGAATAGTTTTTAGGTAACCTATTTACGATTTCATCGGATTTTACACCAAGTCTAACCGCCTGTGATTCTATATATCTTTTTACAGAATTTTTTGCTACTCTTTGATATTTTTCTATGATCTGATTTTGTTGTTCTACTTTTTTAGCGTATTGATTTTTTAATTGTTCTAAATCTTTCTGACCAGTTTCATATTGTTCTTTTAATTGTTCTATGTCATCTTGTTTAGAATTTAATTTATCTTTATACTTGCCTAATTGCTCGTCTAAAGATTTTATTAACGAATCTTTCTTGCTTAACGATTCTTTTAAAGAAGAAATATCTTTTTTAAGACCTTTATTCTCATAATCTTTAGCAGATATAGATTCATTAAGAGTTGAGATTTTACCATCTGCTTGAGAATTAGCATCTTTCATCTTCCTCTCAGCGTTAGATAATTTCTCAGTTAAAACTTTTATCTCTTTAGTTTTCTTAGATAACTTAGATACTTTTTGTTTATAAGTATCAATCTCTTCTTTTAATTCCATTTCCTTCGCATAGCCAACTGAAAGTTTTTCTTGAAGAGTCTTTACCTTTTCTTCTAAAGATTTATTTTGTTTTAATATATTTTGAAGCTGTTCTACCATTGCCACGTCATTGTCGTCTGCAAGTTCTACAGTTTCTTCATTTCCAGCATTGATAATATCTAAATTATCAGTACCAAATTTATCAAATAACTCATCACGAGTGTATTTATCTTCAGTTAATTCCTCACTATTGTCAATATCATATGCTTGTGATGGTGTTGCATATAATTCATTACCATTATCTATTCTATAAAGGCAATCATCACCATAAGTATCAATCCAATCTTGTGCCTCACTAACAGAATTAAAATTTATTTCCTCTCCATTAGTATCTTCACAATGAACTACGGCATCCATAAAAGATCCATCACCAAGTTTAATGCCATTAGGAATAATAACTACAGCTGAATTTATATCAGATGATTCACCATTATAAGACATTGTGTATTTAAATTCTTTAGCAGTTAATGGTATCTTCTTTTTAGGAGTTATAGCACCTTCATTAAATTTATTTGAACTCTTATTTATCCTTGATGATAGTTCTGACATTAAACCATCTACATAATCATCAAATTCAGGAGAAACATCAATTTCTTCTGTATCATCATTAGATATATACATAGTATCTAAATAATCATATTTCTCTTTATCTGTCATAAATGGGTTTTTGAATATTTTCTTTGCCTGTTTTATGCCAGATCTTGTTATCTCATCTAGATCTCTGGAACCAGCCAGTATTCTATCGTTTCCATTAGGGTGTGCATGAACACCATAAATATAGGAATACATACCCATTTTAGCCTCAGTTAATGATTCATCTACATTTTCATGAGCTTTAACATAATCTAATACTTTTTTATAATCGGCTTCTTCCATAAAGAAATCTTCTTCAGAATATTCGTCATCTTCATTAGCTTCATTATACATGGTAACTGCACCATGTACTGCATCTTCTATAGATGAACCTCTTTTAATTTCGGCTAATGCTGCTTCAGCTGCACTTTGTTCAGTGCCATTTAAATCTTCCCAATATGGAGCAAAGAAATCTGTATCATCCTCTTCGTTATCTTCATCCTCAGTTAAAGATTTAGTTAAAGATTCATTAAAGAATATAGTACAGCCTGGGTCTGAATGGTGTTCATATATATCATAATCTTTTCCAGAGGCTTTTAAATCATCTATGAAGTCTCTAATAACACCACTTTCTTTTTCCATATCTTTAAATTGTTTAAAATTATGATTATACTCTACGTCTAATCTATGGAAATCAGTATCCCAAGAAGCTCTCTTTGGTTCATCATCTTCTCTAGTATCCATAGATTCATAAAGCTCTTTTGGAATTCCTCTTTTTTCAAGCTCTTTTTCTATAATCTCTACTTCTTTATCATAACCATTTTGTAAGCATATATGTCTATACTTAACAAGTTTTCTATCACCACAAGCTTTTATATTTTCACGACGTTTACCATCATGCCATAAATCCATCTTTTCTTCTGGAGTTAATGCTTCTTCAAGTAAATCTTTATCCTCTTCATCTTGTGCTACCACTTGATTCATATTATTAGATACTTCTTCTTTATTGTCTTCAGAATCATCTTCAGATTTATTTTGAAGAATCTCACTTGGCTTTGTATTAACTTTTGTTTCTTCTCTACCAACTTGTTCTTCTACTAAAGGAATATTTGAGTAATTATCATTACTTATTTTAAGATGTCTTATATTCAAAGCATCATGATAACCAGTAGAAGATAAATACTCTTTAGCTTTTTGTAGAGCATCAGATTCAGAAGAAGCACGTACTTTAATATGACCTAATAGATTATGATCTGATTCATCTGTCATATCATTATATTCATCATATAAAAATTCTATTACAAATTCTTTAGACCCATTAGAAGCTTCTGTTAAATATCTATCTATGTACTCTCTGGCATTTTTAATAGAATTTAATACGGTTTCATTATCAATCGTACCTACAATATACTTTTTAGTTTCTGGATCAAAATAGATATCCTCACCATTATAAGTTTCTACAAATTGATAGTTATCACTTAGATCTAATTCATCAATAGCCTCTTCCATTATTTTTCTATCTTTATCAGAAGCACTATTTAAAGCTTCACTTAATATAGATCTAATATTTGTATTGGTAGAAGTCTTTGAATTTAAACTTTCTGTAAATTGTAATCTTGCATCCTCACATGCTGGAATTAATACAAGGTCAAAAGCATTTAATGTATATGTATCAGGATCTACAGATTCTTCTCCTGAGAAATCTTGTATAAGATCTCCTTCTCCTCTTGAACTGATCCCAAACTTAAAACCATATTTTCCTAATTGATATGCAATCTGTCCACATGGTGTATCTAATATATCAACAGATGCAACTAAGTGTCCGTTTGAATCTTTCTTAGGAGGCTCTGGCATCATAATAGCAATTTTAGTTGGATCAGTTTCTGATCTATCTGCAGGATGCTGTAATTCACCTGGTAAACCACCATTAGAAAACATTTCTTTAACTAATGGTGAATCAAATGCCTTTTCCCATAATTTATCTGAATACTTACGTCCATTTCTAGTGCCCTTTGTAAAACTAGCTATTGGTCCTGATAATCTAGCTAATATACCTCTAGCTTGTTTTTCTTCTGGACTTAATTCTTGAAATTGTAAATCTTCATGTTTTAATGATTCTAACATTATAATTTATAGTCCTTATACAGTAATATAAATACTGCTAATTCTATGTAAACTCTCTGTTATACTATATTACTTTTAGTCCTTATAAAAACGTCTATCACGATACATTTTCTTTAGCTGCTTTCTTCTGCCTATCTTAGCGGCTTTTCGTCTTTTTTCACCCTTGCTAACGTAGTACATTCTATCTTGTACTTCTTTCATAATACCTTCGTTAGCAACTTTTTTTCTAAATAATTTTATTGCAGCTTCTACATTATCAGCACAAGCATCTCTATATTCAGCCTGTGATTGATAGTCATTTTTATTAATCTTCTTAACGTAAACTTGTGCCAAGTTTAATCACTTCCTCTCTTAGTTATATTTTGTAATTATATACTAATTTAGCAATAAATTCAAGTATTTTTATCGTGTAAAATTTGAATTTATTACTTCAATTTATTATTTACTTATCTCTTCCATAAACTTTAAATCTGCTTTGAATAACTCTAATAACTTTTGACACTGTATTATATCGCCTGTCTTATAATAATGTAATAAGCACTTAGAAATTTCATCAAATCTTGCTTGTTTTAAGAATGAAATATCATCTAATAATTTATAGTATAATAATACCTGTTGCTGTAAAGCACCTAAACAACAAATAAGTTCTTTAGGTTCTAAAGACGTTTCATTAACTATATTTTTATATAACTTAGAATGTCCTTGATTATAACTCTTTCTTAACTTCTCATAAAAACTTCTAAGGTTCAACTCTTTGTTATCATTTATGTACCTTATAATATCAATAGTAGGTTGAGAAGATATTACTAATTTCTTAATATAGTTATCTATTTCTTCTGTTTTATCTGGTAAATTTTCTTTTAACTCAACTAGCAGTATCAAACAATCATTTTTAGTTATCATTCTATATTCTCCTTGGCATAGCCAAATTTTATCTAGTCATACTCTTCTATTTTTAAAAAGCAATTAGGTTTAATTACCCCATGATACTCAAATGTACTATCATCATCTAATACATTTTCGTCTTCAATTAATTTTGAATCATCTAGCCTACTTGTATCTATATATATTATATAGATACCAGAATCATATATTTCATCATCTACTTCAGCCGCTTCACAGTAAGAAGCGGCCACATCTAAATCATTTGCTAGATATACACAATTATCTTTTGAATCAGAATAATTTTGTGTATTATTTGGCATCAACCCATTAGTAGTTATATTATCTAAGTAATAACCAAAAGTAGCATGATATAAAACATCTGATTCTATACTTTCTCTAATATATAATCTATAATCAATCATTATTCAGACATCCTTGGCATAGCCAATAATTTATTTACATTTTATAACTCTGTGAAATCACCAGCACTTAAGTCAGCTGGGGATGGTAAACTGTCACCTGAAGAAGTATCCATATCAGTTTCACCACCAACATCATTATCAATATCACCAAAATCTGATTCATCTCCAAAATCAAAGTCTGAATCCATTCCGGCTCCACCAGAACCACCACCTATGTCACCAAATAAGTCATCATCCCCAAATTCATCATCACCTGCATCAGGAGTTTGTTCTTCATTAGCACTCTCTAGGCTTTCAATAGTTTCTTGTATAAGACTTATAACTTCTTGGTTAGATATAACTTTTGATAATAAAGCTTTTAGTATTTTTAACTTAATGATAGGATCTTCTATATCACCTACCATTCTCATTAAATCATCTGTTATCTGAATTTCAGAAGATAAACTATCTCTCTTATCTAACTCTTCTTGTGTAACTGGCTCTTGCATCTGTAATGTAAACTTATTTACATAAGAGTCTAAACCTCTGTCTATTAGAAGAATATTAACTACGTCAGTTAACATTTGTCGTATAGTAGCTTGAACTCTTTTTACAGTTTTAGCATACCTGGAAGATACTATAGATAATGAAGTACCACCGTTAAATCCTGTAGCATCATCAGTATCTCCTAAATACTGCTTTGGAATTTTCATACTTCCATAGAACTTATTCTTAAAATAATCTATATCAGCAATATCTTTAACATTTACATCACCACCAATTTGTTGAGTATTTATAGCACCAATACCACCTCTGGTAGGAACATAAATATTATTTTCCATAGAGCCTGGATTTGTATATTCAGATATCTTATCCCCATCGCTTAATGAGGTTTTTTGCTCTACTAATGTTTTAACTCTTTGCAGATAAGGTTGAACTCTTTCTTTAGGCATATCTGCAACTTCCACTTCTATAACTCTTAATATAGAAGACTTGGTTAATCTATTTAATAATAAAGCATTTTCAAGAAGCATCATCTGACGCCATATCTTATAAGAGCTAAATAATAAAGATTGTCCTCTGTTTACAGTATAGGTATTTGAATCACTATCTTTAGATAAATCTTCACCATTAAATATCTGTACTTGTTCAGGTATTCTCGGTGTATCATCAGTTAAAGCTGCATGCACATAACTTACTGCATTATATACTTCTACATCTCTCTTACGCATTTTATATAAATAGTAAGAAGAAATAATAGGATTATCTTGCTGATGAAGAACAGGTAACGTATTTGTTTTTATGTAAGCATAACTCTTGCCGAATTTAGTTAATTCAAACATCTCTCCTGGGTTGTAAACCATTTCAACAAAATTAACTAATCTATCATCTTTTCTATATGCTTTTACAATTACATTCTCATCAAGATTCTGTTTTTCTGACGGTACTTCACTTATATTATTAAACTTTTCATTTAACACACTCTTATCTTCGTCTTTTAATAAATCATCATCAAAATCAGATTGTCTGAATAGCTTTAAATATAAATCCCCATACTTACATAATGAGTATACCCATCTATATATATTCTTTTCTACATTCAAACTATTTAATAAGAAAGTAACATATTTAGCAATATTAGCATCATCAGATTCAACCCAAACTGTTTGACCTTGTTCGTTTTGTTCTGTAGCGTCTTCTGCATATATTTCTAATATAGCAGATACGGTGGAATCTTGAGCCATGGTATCTAAGACTTGATATAAAGTTTCTCTACTATTTGATAGTTGTGAAAAACTATTTATAGTTGTTATATCAATACTAGAAGAATCCCCTAAATTTGCTATATCCTTAAAAAAGTCATTATCTGTATCCACACCTATATTAGTTTCTGGTACTGGCATGGGATTTATTTTTTGACCTATCTTATCATTTTCTTTATTAAAAATGTTGTTATCTACTTCTGCCATTTTATCACCAACTTAGTATCATTCCACTTCTTTATATTATTAAACAATCACCATACAGCATATAATCTGTTGTAGAAGCCCCTAAACCAAAATCTGTATAATTATTATCTTTTCTTTTTAGGCTTTCACCAAAAGCGTTTGCTGCTCTTTTTAATTCATCTTCAAAATCTATCATAAGCTGCTTGCCTTCATCTTTTATCGTATTTTGTTCAGAAACGTCTACTATGGTATCTAATGTTTCTCCAAATTCAAAATCAAATTCTTCTCCATGCTGTGAAGCGTTCCATATTGCACCACAAAGAGCATCAGCAGAGTCCTTTGAGTTTATACCACTTGGAGTATGATCTATCTTACCATTTGAATTATTTCTTTCTAATCCTAATAATTCTTCTGTTAGTAGAGTATTTTCAAATAAAGTTAATCTCTCTTCATAGATAGTATTTTTTAAATATTGGTAAGGTTGACAAATATTGTCTTTAGTTTTATCAACGGATATCGTCTCAACTTCAAATCCTTTACCTGCAAGTTGTTGTTTCATATCTGCAGATTGGAAAGAGTCGAATGATACTCCTCGTATATTAAAACCATTATCCTTTAACCAATAAATAAATTGTCTATTTTTTTCAAAACTTATCTGATAACCTTTTGGAGCTTTTATAGATACTACAAATGCTGGTTGAAAAAATAGTTCTTTAGAAGGAGGCTGTCCTTCAACTGGAGGCTTCTTTCCTTTTATCCAAACACCTGCAATACCTGTCTTATCTCCAGATATAGACATATCTAAATGTATGTATAAAGGATATTGTAATAAAGTTTTATCTATACTATCTAAATCAAAATGATCGTAATACTGCGTATTATCTTCTGGATTATTACCAATCTCTAATATATCATTTGAGAATGGATTCTTTAATGTATTATTTTTTATTGCTGCTATTCTTGGACCTGATAAATACCTACTGCTACTTGTTGTTGATATACCAGCAATATCGGTTAATGCAATATCAATATCATCTATAAAGTTTTCATAATACCCAATTGGTACATCTAATATTTTGTAACCCCTATCACGATATATTT